TCCTGTCCGTTTCGTTAGACTGACGTGATAGCTCATCGGTGTTGCGCTTGGCTTCGGCGGCAGTGCGCTGTTGCTCGGACTCCGTACGCTTAGCTTCGTCAGACTTTCGCTGCTCTTCATTAGACTGCCTTATGTTTTCGTTCTTATCTCTTACACTCTCGTCGGCTTCGACTTCCTGGATGATATCCACAAGCAGACCACCAACGCGTTCTGCACTATTGGCTTTCGCTTTTGTTTCCGTGCGAACCTCTTCAGCACGCTGTTTAAGTTCTTCGTATGTTGCCATATATTAATCTCCTATTGCTATAATTCTTGCTCTTGTTGTCTTTGCAGGTTTAATATCCTGCTTGAGATGATACTTGTAGTAGTCCATGCTACTTGCAAGATAGTGCTCTGCAAGCCGCATTACGTCATTATACTGTTTCAGCTTGCTATCATCCACATGGTCGCCATATTCGTCCCTATGGCGCATTGCTCCCGTGCGACTAATTATAGTTCCATCGGCTCGCAGCATCTTAGCGTAAACGAAATAGGCGAGAGCCTTGCGCAAGCCGTAATTATACCGCAGCTCTTTATCTCCATTACATGCCGTGTACGTCCATTCTCCGCCATCCACGAAGATAACTCCGTTAAATGAATCGTCGAACGTGTCATCCCACTCGCTGCCGAAAGCAGCCGACTTGTAGTTGGCGTAGCCTATTGCAGGTATAATGTACGCATCCTCGCACTCCCGAACGAATGCCATTACCTCGCTTTCATCAATATGCAAAGAAGTCGGTCGGGCAAGTTCTCTGAACTGCCCTACCGACAATATACTTTTCTTTATCCCGTTATCGTCTGTCTGCGAAGTGTCATCCAAATTACTAACGAGCATCTTAATCTTCTCACTCATTGGCTATCGTATTATTATCCGTTACTTCTGATGTTATATATTTCAACGGCTGTAAGACGCAGTCTATATTCCGCATGTTTTTATCCACCCACACGTTGAGTATCGCCTTGAACGCTCGCTCTATGAAGCGTTGTTCATTAGTAACCTCTCCTGCATAGTATTCGTAAGCGTCACGCATCACTTGACCGCTAAACCCGAGCTTGCCGATTCTGATAGCATAGAACAATTCCTGGTGATACTGTGCGTATATACGCTCAACTACGCTTGTTTCCGTTGTTGTGAATTCCTTATCGAAGTTACGCATCGGAAAGGCTACAACTTCTGGCTTATCTTCGTCATTTTCGAGCTCAACGAGCATTATTTTGCCGCTCTTCTCATCACCCTGAAAGTCGCGTAAGTCATCAGCACTTATCATGTGTTGTTCCTTATCGTTGCCATTATCATCGATATATGGGCTACTCTTCTTAGTTATCATCATGCAAGACACAAGAAAGCCATTACGCACATTCCTATACTTGATATTCCCCAGCCCTTCATCTGTGCTTATATCCGTTATAACGGCATCACACGGAGCAAGAGGATACACGTCATTACCTAAGGTACTACACCACATAATCTGCCCCTTGTATGCATCGATTCCATCATCCCTTGCAATCTGCAGGAGAACGGCTCCCGGGTTAAAGACGTCAAAGCTTTCAACGGTTTTCTCATTTACAAGCAGACGACTACCGTTCCGTGTCTTGCTCTGCGTCCAATCGGGATGTACGAGAATCTTGCTGACGTACCCCTTATCATCGGGTTCGCCTAATCTACAATTCTCGAATGGTACGTGTTGAACCTCAACGACCTCACCCAGTACGTTGTAATTAATATGCAGAGCGAAGCCGCCGAAGTTCGCTAAGTCATTAGCCACATCGCGTAGAATATCGTCAGCCGTTGAGCCGCCATGATTGAGAACAAGAGTCGCAAGAATCTCACTATCGAAGCCGTACCCTTCTATGAATTTCGCATATCGACTGATGCATAGCTTTGCCGTTCCACTTGCTGCCGTGAGCTGCTGAATGTTCTGCGGATACAGATTATCGTTGCCGTATGATTGCATCCGGAAACGGCTTACATACGATACATCAATACGCTTTGGCGGCTTTTTCGCTGTCTTGATATTCATATTGCTCTTTCTTATTCGTTGATGGACTCACCCTCTTCCGGTAGACGCTGGAAATAGCTCTCCATGTGAGGATATTTCGTCAAAAATTCTTTTGCGATCTTATCGGTAAGATTATCATTCGTGTATATTTTACCGTTGTGGAAGTCAGGACAACCGATAATGAAACCTGCCTTCATCCTATATTTACTTTTCTGTGCCATAGCTTTGTTTCTTTTAAGGAAAATATAAATTTCTATAACGGCATCATGATAGCACTGTTGACATGTGGTCGGGGTAAATGTCCTGCCCAGTACCTCGTAGTACAACGTTGCTATCAGATGCTTATCTGCGTCGCCGTATGGAGCATCAAAGCGCTGCCGTAGGTCGGCGACATACCCGTTAGCCTGCTCGTAGGTCATTATTCCGCGTCAGTCTTAAGACTCTCGTACTTGGCAGCCGTTTTCTCGCTGTCGGAATCAAACAAGAAAAGGGCAGACTTCGGTGCGCTTGTTTCCTCGAGTGTTATAAGCCATCCGCCCTCCGTGTCGTCGCTATATTTATCGTTTTCGCCTGCCGAACAGGTTAATCCCTGTGCATACCCGAATATCTGATATTCTGCATTCCCCGTCGCACCCTTGGTTACGTTGCGGAGGATGACTACGTACTTCCCGTTAGCCAGTCCATCGATAATGTTTGCGCATACGTCAGGAGTATTGGCGAGCACAACGATTTGAACGTCATGCGTCCATGTATTACGGTATGTGCCGACAACAAGTGTTGACTTTGTTCCGGTGAATGGAGTATTGCCCGTCTGCTTGATAGCATACGCTTTCTTGCCTGTCTTGAGAACTAATGCCTTAATGATGTTACTGTTCGTTTCATCGAACGTCGTCTTCGTGAAATCAATATCCGAGCGATTGATGATAAGTCCGTCGCTCTCCAGTCCTTTGCTTACCATATCATTGCAAGCAATATCAATGTCCTTAGATATAAGGCTCTCGCATAAATTTGCCATAATCGTTTTTCTTGAATTTTAAAAAGCCACGTCCACGCATTTGCGGACGTGGCAAACAAAACAATAATTTACAATAAATGAAAAGTAGTATTCTCTTAGTAGGCGAGGTGTATCAGATTCTCTTCAAGGAGAGCTGTACCCATCTTGCCCTGAATGTCGATGCGATACTCGCGAGTGTCCGGGTTGAACCAGTTGCGCAAGGTATCGATTGCACCGCCTGTATCAGTACCAATCATCAGTTGCTTAGGGTTGCAGAATACCGCACGGTGAGGGAGGTTCAGCGTTGCCGTTCCCTTCTCGTATGCGTTAATCATTCTGTCCCATATGCTTACCCGGGCAATCTTAATACCGTTGTATGTGGTGGTTTCAAAGCCGCTAAAAACCTTTTCCCACGGCATGATCTGACTATATGTCCTCTTGATGTCGTAGGTAAGGGCATCAGCCAGTGAGCGTGTAACCATCAGCACCGCATCCGGATCGTCCACAATACGACTGTCAGCATCCATCAGGATATGGTCGAAGATGTCTGTGGCGGTTCCCTTGGCGAGGAGCTTGGACTTCTGTGCTGCCGTTGTGCTCTCGCTGTTGGCTGCAATAGTTGTTACTTGCGCTGCGTTCTTGGCTCCAACCGCAAACAACTTCTTGAACAAGCCGTCGCACACATCGAACTTGTCGGTTGCCACACCATCGGTAATCTTGCCACTGCTGCCAACATTCTTAGCAGCCTTATCGCCGAACCAGCCGAAGCGCCATGCCATCTCTGTAAGCGCTGTATTCAGCTTATCGAGATACACATCCTCAACGGCTGTGCCGCTAATATCCGCAATACCTGAACCTGTCTTAAGGTCAAATTCAGCAATAGTTCCCTTCATTGCGTTGTAGCATATCTTTAGTGGAGCCTGCCACTCGTTCAGTTCCCACCTGTTAAGGCTGTTGGCGATACCTACCTCATCGAAGGTCGGATTACATCCGCCACCTTTCTTACCGACCATTTCCATTGCACCTATAAGTGCAATAGGGTCTTTGTCTTTCACTTTCTTGAATGTAACGAATTTCTCCAGCTTTTCGTCGCTGAAGGTGGTTTCGTTAATAGCGTCCTTAACGCTGCCAATATTTTCGGGCTGAATTACCCATTTGTCGAATAGTGTTGTACTCATATTTTAATTCCCTTTCTTTTTACTTCTTACCGTGGCGCGCCTTGAATCGAGCAACAAGCGCGTCTTTTGTTGTTGCTCCTGCATGTTCCTCTGCTCGCTTGCCTTCCGGTTGACGTGGAGTAGGGGTATAACTGCTTGCGAACTTAGCAAGAACTTTTTCGGCTCCTCCTGCCATCTTAACGGCATTAAGAATGCGTAAATCATCCTTACTCTTTGCATTTTTCTGCGCGTCTGCAAGCTGCGCTTTCAATTCATCGCGTTCCTTGGTGAGGTTATTCACTTGCTGAGTGAGCTGTGCTACGGTATCATTACCAGCGTTTCCATCTCCTTCCTTTTCATTACCGCCTTCATTACCGCCCTCACCATCTTCTGCGGTCTGAATATCGGTAATGACACCATCCTTAACTGTGATAGTCTTGCCATCTGGCATCTCAAAAGTGCCATCAGGAGCAGCCTTGTCACCCACTTGCGGCTCACCCTCATCACGTTCAACGGTAAGAGTCTGCCCGTCTACCGTACTCAGTTCCATTCCGAAGCATATCTCCGCAATGTTCTTTTTTCCGAAGAAGTGCAGCACCTTGTCGACGAAGCTCTGCTCAACTTCTACTTTACTTTTCTTTTCGCTCATATTACTTTTTTTAATGTTGATTGGTAATCCATTCTTTGCACTTGCGGATATTGGTGGTAAGGTGTCGGCGATCAGTCCGAGTTCGATAGCCTTATCGGTCGTTATCCACGTGTCCTTATCCATAAGCTGCTGCATTTCTTCCCGGTCGCAACCGCAACGACTAACGTACAGGTCGAGCATCTTATTTTGTTCCTGCCTTAACTCATTTGCATACTTCTGCAGGTCATCAGCATTACACGCTTCCCCCAGTGCATAAGGAGCGACCCACGGATTGTGCACGAGTATTGATGCGTTTTCATATGCGTGGCGGTTCTCTTTAGGTGCTGCCAACATGATTATAGTTGCCATACTTGCCGCCTTCCCTTCAATGGTGCAGCTAATCTTTTTACTTGTCTGTCTTAGTCGGTCGTATATCGCCCATCCCTCCTGTACGTTACCACCACTGCAGAAGATGCGCATATCTATTTCGTCGTCATCTTTCGGAATTGACTGCGCAAATGTATCGATATCCTTAAAGCAGACCCCCTCCATACCAAACCACGAGTACCATAACTTCTCGTCTTCGGTCGTAATATCGTTATATATCCTTAATGTTGCCATGATTTTCCCTTTCTTCTGCAAATATAGGCAAAATCAGCAAAGTTGTATAATGTACAACGTAAATTCATCCGCCACCACGTGTCGGTAAGCGCATATTAGCCGTTTTAAGCGCGTTTCTATGTTCAGCCAATAAAGTGCTTATATCTGCAATAAAAAGCCAACAGAGCGCATTTTTAGAGAAAATAACTACAAAAACGCACCCACCCTCACGGGCAGATGCGAAAAAATAAAACAAAAATATATGAAAAATAACAAAATTAAAGTTCAATATCACGCCCCAACCGCTTGACTATACGGTTGATACTCCGTTCGCTCACTTCGTACTTCTCCGATAGATAGAGCATGATATAGGAGTACTTGTGTCCCTCCTTGGTCATGCGCTCCCAATCATCGTATAACTCAATGTACTTTGTGTCGCCCGGATTAATATTATTCCTTGTCAGCTCGTTGCAGATGTTCTCCGCAAGCCGAATAAAGTTTACCGCCTTAATCATATTCTACTCAATGTTTCGATTGCCTGTACTCTATTAATTACATTCGATATCTCCTCAACGCTAACCACAGGTGCCGGGCAAGCTGCAAAGCCACGCGCCACGGCTGCTGCCAACATATCCTCTCCGATGTTACTACCGGACCGAGTTACTATTGGTACACCGCCGCCCATCTGATTGAATGCAGATAGGAGAGGAGAGAACATCGATGTCGCCTTGGCGGTCATTACGCTCTCACCGTTACTTAATCTTGCAGGGATGCTATCACTCGTGCCCGTGCCCTCACCTGTTACAAGTCCACCATCGGAAAATGATTTGACTGCGGCTTTCGCCCCGGCAAAGGCAGCAGTAATCAAGGCTATAAGTGCTGCGCTGCTTGCGACACCTGCCCACGACTTCGACGCTATTTCCTTCGCGAGAATCTCGACTTCAATAGCAATCAAAGCTTTCTCCACGCTATCAAGCAAGGTATTCAGTATGGTCTTACTGAACTCCTTAAATCCAGCCTTCCCGTTCTCGAATAGAGCTGTGAATGCTTCATCCATCGTACTTGCATAAGTTTGCACATATCCATTCACTTTTGCAGCCGTTTTTTTGTTTTGCTCTGCTATCTTGTCGTAATGCGCTTGACTTTTGCTTTCCGACGCTGCATTATAAGCATCTTGCAGTGCAAGTCTTTGGTCGTTGTCGAGCGTATCAAGGTCAAGTTTCTGCTGCAAGAAGTCCATATAACGTTGTAGCTTCGCTTCATCGCTGAAGTCCTCGCCATCGCCCGTACCTCCGTTATCAATATCTGTCTGTCTGCGCTGCTCCTCCGTCTTGTTGAATTCATCCTGCATGTCTTGCACCATCTTAGCGGCTGCGGTCTTTGCGCTTTCTTGAAACTTCAGAAGTAAATCGAGCAATTTATCTTGCATTTCCTGCGCCTTCTGCTCGCCAATGGCTCCAGCTTGCACGTAGGTATTCAACATCGCTGCAAGTTTCTCTTTCTCTATCTGCATGACGCGTTCCTTGTATTCCTCGTCTGACCGATATACACCATTCAAGTATTCGCGTTTCGCATCCATTTCTTTCTGCTGATACTCAAGTTGTATCTTGGCAATATCCGCTTGCAGTTGTTTTTCTTGCTTCTTCCGCTCTTCGGCATCATCATTACTACTCTTGCCGCTCTTCCCGGTTTTACCTGTACTCTTGCCGCCACTTGGCTTATTCGGTTCCCCTGACTTGTTCGGCTGCGTTGTTACTCCACTATCCGTTTCAGCGGTCGGGATTTCGATGTGCTCTACCTTTCCACCACGTATGGTTTCATTCACTCCGTCAATTATATTCTTGCCAATATTATTACCTGCCTTCTTGGCATCATTCCACGCTTCAGTGTACGTTAATTTGACGTTTTTCAGTAGATCAAACGCGCCTTTAGATAGCTTATCCCAATCGAGCGTAAAGATACCTTCAACAATATCCCCGAGAGCCATAAATGCGCGCCCCGTAGACTTGACCCCGTCAATAATCAGGTTCAATGCAAGTTTAACTATTTCCCAGCCGTTCTTTATTGTGTTCCACGTCTTCTGTACACTACCTCTTACAAGGGTGCTTCTATTATATAGGTCTATAAAATAGTTGCAGACGCTAACAACAGCCTTCATCATCGACACAAGCCATTTTGTTGCCATTATCTTTGTGCTGGCGATCATCTCCTCAAAGCCCTTCCCGGAAACGTCAAAGAGCGCACTCATTACACCATTAAGTTCCTTCGTTGCCTTGCGTTGCTCATCCATCAAGTCGCCCCATTCTCCAGTCTGCTTCTTAACCTCATCGAGGTTAGTTGTCATCTTGCCCAGCTCTTTGATAAGCTCCTGTCCTCCGGCTACTGCTTGTTTACCGAAAACGTTCTTCATTACATTGCCGACCTCTTGGCTGTTCTTCGGCAGCTCCTGCAACTTCTGGCTTATCTGCCTTATAGCGTCAGCCATTGACAACGACCCATCCTCCAACTGCTTCTGCATCTCCTTAGATGAGATACCTATGGCATCAAGACTACTTGCCGTACCGCTCGCCATCTCTCGGATTTTCTTACTTGCCATCTGAATGAGTGCAAGACCGCTATCGGAGAAGATTCCACTACGTGTTTGTTGTATGATAGCGACAAGCTCATCAGCCGCAATACCTGCATCGTGGAAGGCTGGCGCATACTGCTTAATCTTGTCTATCATATCACCGTTAAGGTCAGCACCGGATGCAAACCCATCGTTGATTACCTTCATTGCTTCCTCGGCGCTAATCTTGTACTGCGAGGTTAGTGTATCGATGCTCTCTAAGACCTCTTTATAATCCTTGCCGTATGTGTCTGCCGTTGCCTGAATGTCGTTACGTATCGCTTGTAGGCTCTCGCCACTTACCCCGAGAAACTCCTTGGTTAGCCGGGTTGCTTCAATCAAACCCTCATTATAGTCAAAGAACCACTTGAACGCCATCCCGGCACCTGCAATACCAGCCATTGCAAGGAAGTACGGATTGGAGAATACCGCCACGACAGAAGAACCAAAAGCCTTTGTTTTTGTCTTTAGCTGCTCCAATATACCGCCCGTGTCCTTGCTCATATCAACAATGGCTTGCAACGACTGCCCAAACTTGCTATTACCGAAGATAGCATTATTGATAGCACCCTCGTAATTTCCCACGTTCCGGTAAAAGCGTTGAGTTTCCTCTTCGGCTGCTTTCAGCTCGCTTGTGATGTCGTTGATATGCTTCTGCATCTCCTTGCCCTTAGCACCCTCACGTTCCGCCTTGCTCAACTCATCATAAGCCTTGGTTGCAATGGATAGCTCTGCCCGAAGTTGCTTCAAGCTACCCTCTTGCGTCTGCTGCACCTTGATATTGTTCTGTACCTCTTTTTGCAGCGTCCTAACTTCCCCGTTATATTCCTTAACGGTTTCTTCCATCGCGATCATCTGCTTTCGGTAAGCGTCAGACGCCTTTTGCTCGTCTGTCGTTTCGTCTTTCAATTCCTTAATAGCAGCCTTCAAGTCTGCTATTTTATCTTTGTATCGCATTATGCCGTATATGGCATCTTCGTACTTGACCTTGATGTCGAGTATCGCTTGTTCTTCTGAACCTGTCATAAATTTCTCCCCTTATATCTTAATCATCGTTACTTCTGAATATCCCTTGCTGTTGACTTTAATCTCCAGTACTGCGAAGTATGCGCCATATTGTGCAAGGTACACCGGAATCGTTTCGTCGAAATTAACCACCTCACTATCACTTAGGTATAGATATTCTTTAATTACCTTCGCTTGGTTTAGTGCCGTGTTTACATTCTTATATTGCGAATTAAGAATATTCTGCATATCCAGCGTATCATCGAATTGTAGCGCAGTTTTATTGAATCTTCCGTCGTCATAGTCGTATATTCTCATGATCCGTGGCTCGCACCCTTTATATTCGGGAGCCTTGTAGTTATCATCACTCCCCTGGTATAAAATATTTCGCGTACCTTCGTCAGGAGTGAATACCGGAATGCGGTCACCGTCAGACGCTGCGAACGGGAACGTAATGACATTTTTTTCTGCATCAAGTGTTTCATTGTCAATCACCATCGTTCCATCGTGATTCTGCATGTTCGCTTTATCTTCCTTCCACTTGTACGTGTTCCGTTGCGCGAAGTCGCTAACCTTATACTCTAATTGTCGCGGTTTGTTCTCATTAGTCATCGCGATAAGTCTATTACTCCAATTCAACGCCTTTGGCTTATTCTCCCATATCGCATTAATATCAGCCATCTGCAAACAGCTCGATGCATCCTGCTTCGGAAAAGTACCCGTTATTGCCTGCAAACATTTAAGCGTATCTAAAATGGCAACCTCGGGCATATTCTGCCTAATTGGATAACTTCCCCCTCTTGCTACCTGTTCGGACGAAGTTATTACTGTCATCCTCCCGGAGATGAACTGAACGTCCGTCAAGATGTCGTTGTAATAGTTATTGCCAACATATTGAGTGTCGGTAATTATCTGTCCCTTACACATTATACTTAGTTTGTCGCCAGCCTTCAACGGAATCTTTCCGTAGCCCTGCATTGTATATTTCCCTCGCTTATCAGTTATCTGATATGAATACAGATACGTCTGCCCCTTATCATTGATTGTGGTGTACGTATCATCGTCGCTCTTATCCGTATGTTTTACCGTTATAATGAGCCACAACTCATTGCTTGGATACATCGTATACGGACTATCGAGCGCCTGTACCATATTCTGCATGCGCCTCGTGGTGTACGAATATGTTACTTGGATATCAAAGATAGCATCTACATCTGCCACCGCCGTAAACTCCTGTTCTGTTCCCGTTCCTTCCTTGAATACACCGGAGGATTCTGTTACGCTCAGCGGGAGCTGTACGTCCAAATCGAGTGCCATAAATGTCCCCACCATCTTCCCCGAAGTCGTTTCTGCAGGCTTCAGTGTCACTAACGGCAGGGCGAGTGTTGAAATGTTTTTATTGACTGCACTCGCCCAGTTGATGTTAAGTCCAAACGTATTGGCTATATGTTTAAGAACATATTGCATCGTCACACTCGGTAGATAATATGTAAGGACGTCAGATTGATTCGCGATTACACTATCAGGTGTGTATGTTGTCCTCGTTGCAGTCATCTCTAAGCTGGCTGCACCCTTATTGTGATTTAGTACCAATGACGCAGCGTTGGAAGGCATTGTTAATTTATAGTATTCTGCCGTATATACTTCGGAATCATATGTAAGCTGATAGAAGAGCCCCGTACTGGCGAACGATTCCTCTATATTTCCATCACTATCTTGCGTGTAGCACGGTATAACCCATCTGTACGGTGCACGACATAGGCACATTTTCTCGCTATATACATACACGTCACAATCGGCAGGCTTTGTAAAGTCCACCTTTATCTCCGTCCATACTCCTGCTGTAATTACACCCGTAGTAGTAACGGGCGTACATCTGCCGTTTTTATCCACGTACCCGACTTGCAGGGAACTGTCATTCCCTTGTAATATAATGCCGATAGATGTTATCCTGATGGCTATTGAATGAATATCCGTGAATACGTTCCATACCTTAACACCTGCCTCGAAGAACGCACCCTGCGGCATGCTTGACGTATCTAAATGCGTACTATTGCTTTGCCTTGGAGCTTCAGCAAGTTCTATCACCTTATTCTCGCTATCCAATATCGCATAAGCTCTTTCATTCGTTCCGCCTATAATGTTCTTGAGTTCCACAATATCGCCGCTGAGCACGTTGATTGCAGCGCAGACGAACCCGGTCTTAGATACGTCAATATTCTTCTTTATCTGCTCCCCCAGGCTCTGCCCCGTTGCTATTGCGCCCGTTTTAAAGTCGATATTGAAAGTTTCCTCTTTCGTGTGGTAGTATGACTGAGCTTGCCAACTGCTTTCCTGCCGATATTGGAAGGGGTTGTAATAGGCATAGAAGTAGCCCATTTCTTTATACCATTCTTTTGGATCGGGGACGTTAACTCCATTCCACGTTAGGGTATCACTAATATTCAGGTCTTGCAAGGTATAACCGTTGTCGCTAATGTTCGATAGAGCTTCAATTATTCCCCACACGATACTAATCTCTATTGTTGTCGAGATACGCATAACATAAGCCTTCCCGTTCTTTATTACCTCGACGCCATCCTTCAGGTACCTGCAGGCATGTTGAGTGTAGGCATATGAAGAGTTGACCGCAAGGGTATCAATATTACCCACCACTGTCAGGTTGTGCACGGTCTTAGGTAGCTTAATTGTGTACGTGCTATTGCTAACCATATCTGCAACGCTGCGGAATAGATTACTCTTTATGTCGAGCGTTATCTTCGTATTGTCGTCAATATCCATCAGCACTCCGTCAATATATAACTGTTCGTTACTCATAAGCCCCATAAATTATAGTGATTGTAAAAAATATTCAGGCATCACCACATTGCAGATAAAGTCCTGCAAGTCCTCGCCCGTTTTTGTGTAAGTCCCCGTCTTAATCGTAACGGCGATCCATCCGCCATCAACATACATATCAACGACAGGAGATGTCGGCAAGTCCATTAGCATGTCGAATGTATCGCCATCAACAAGTGGTGCGCATATCTCTCTTGTGTCCTCTCGCCCATAAGACTGACGCCTGCCACTGATACCTTGATAGCCATAACTTTGGTCGTATGCTAATAGGTTGTTCCGCATAAACTCCCCGTCAGAAGATACTACCGCCTTCGTATTCCCCCCACGGAAAAGATAGTGCTGCCAAAAACCATGGCGGTCTATCCATCTTAGATAGATTCCGTCAGAATATTCATTATCTCCGACGTATATTCTCATCTTTCGTGTATATGTGCCTTGTGCCGATGACGAGAATGTAAGATCGAATTTGTTGGAAAATGTGGCTTGCGATATTGTGCCACTAAAATCGTATACATCATAGTAATCTTTGGCAGGTGTATCCAGTGGCAGGCAATACACACCGGGTACTGAAGGCATATCCACAACCTTTCTCATTACACCATCAGTGGCTATAATAAGCTTCCCTGCACCTTCTGAATATACGCTGAATACATACGGCAGCCCTCTCCACATTTTAGCCGTTCTAAATCCGTTATATACCTCGCCATATGATAGTGCTCCCCATATAATTCTGAATATAGCTGAAGTCTGTGCTTTGAGGGTGTCTGAAGAATATACCTGCACTGTTATTGCTAAGTTCATAATCTGATTTGTGTTGATTATGCCATCGTCGTATTCAGGAGAAAAGTCAATACCGTCATATAGGCTCTGTGTGAGTTGTCGCAAGTCTGCGTAACACGCATTAGAATATGCGGAATATCCTAATGTTATAGATTTGCCGTTGATGCTCGACTTGATTTCGATTCTATCGAAGTCCTTTCCCCTTACGCTAACGATGAAAGGATTAAACGCGAACGCTATTGCGTTCGGGTAATTAATTGTTATTCCGTTACTATTGTACGTTCTCATATATCACCTCATACTGTCTGGTTGTTAAGCTTGATACTATCTACCTCTATCTGCATACTCCCGATTATCCTCTTACGAATACGTTGAACGGCATCAGGTATCACGTTGCTGTACACGTCAGCCCTACCACCATCACGATGCAACTTCGTTCCCTTGGTCTTAATCGTATGTGCTATCGCTGATGCAAGACTTAGGTCGCCGCGTTCCTGTGGCGTATACTTGTGTGGTCTATCCGTTTTGTTTGGTATCGGCTCTCCGTGGATTCCCTTGTCTTGCATCCACTGTCGGATAATAGACGAGAACTTATAAGGAACTCGTCCTGCCTTACGTCCGGTTTCCAAAACTCCGAAGTAGTTGCGCCCGAAGAGTGTCCCCTCGTCGCCGTTCACCTCAATGTGTAATGATGCAATTGTTCTGCCGCTTGCGTTCTGCCCGTTGGCTCTGATATGGTTGATAATGAGTTGTCGTGCCTGCTCCAACTCCTCTTTCAAGACGTTCTCAACTGCTATACTCATAAGCAATATCCTATCTTCTGTTTGATACTCAACTGATATATCACGCCTGTAACGATAGTGCTCATACGTTCGTATACGGTCGTATACGTTTGTTCGCCTGTTAATGGCTCAATGTTCCCATCCTCGCTAAGCCTGGCAATGAACTTAGCTCCTTCGGCTTTCATTCGATTGCAGACCTCACCATTCTCCTCTCCGTTGGCACCACGTGACACTAAGTCAAGGAAGGCGAGTGCAATATTCTCCCTGTCATAGATTCTGCCGTTCCTTATCTCGGTCGTTCCACTTATAGGCATTATACAGACGATAGCCGGGTATTCCAGACGCTCCAGTATTGCGTCTGCGTTCTCCCAGTTGTCGTACACGTAAGAGAAATTCAGGAACTTCTCCTTTGCCATGTTCTTGATTACCTCCTCAATAGTCATTCCTTTATCTCCTATTATGTTTCATTTCTTCTGCTGCTACTTTATTGAGCCTTATCTCATAGGCTCGCTTTTCGTTGTCCATCTGCATACACTTGTATATGCGCATCCACGGGACTTGTAGAACATCATCGTGATTGGTTATTCCCATGCGAACCGCATACCAATCAAGCATCCCGAACAAGCCAAAGCGCAAACGTTCAATTCCTGCACGCTGCTCTCTTGCCGTTGGCTTGTTGTCTGTCTTACTGAAGAGCTTATTTATACGCTCCACCTCATCATACACCCAGCCGATGAAGCGAACTACATCCACGGCTCTTGCATTTCTCACCGCCTTGCGCTCCATCCCGAGAACTATCTCGCAAATCTTATACAGGCTCTCGTTGTCGTCCTTCAGCTCGGACAACTCAATGATCTGTCCAATGGTTAGCTCGTTCAATGTCGTGGGTACTTCCACCTTCCCCACGAAGCGAGGACGTGAATACCTCTCCAGCTTGAAGCGGCTCAACGTTGCAAGCGTAAGCCACCGCCCAAACTTAGTGTTTTCGTTCATCATAGTTCATTACTCCCTTGTTACTATTGCTCTTGCCGTGCCACTTCTCCGTTGCCTTAATCTATTCAAGCCAACATAGCGCACGGCATCGAGAGCGTGATTAAACTTGTCTATCGGTACATTCTTCAGCTCGCCAGTAATCCGGTCGCTATCCCACTTGTAATTGCGTAGCTCGTGGATAAGGTTAAGCGAAGTCTTGGTAACATTCAACTTATAGCGCTGCAATATCTGTATGCCGTTACGGATGCTATCCGCTCCCTTGATTGAGGGTTCGATGAACCGCACTCCGTAATTAACCAATTCTTGAATAGACTTCATTTCGGCACAATCGGCAACCTTTGCGCCGGGCATCTGCAATCGCTCCGCTATTTTGTCGTTAGTCAGTCCTTGCAGGTAACACTCCTCATCAAGCCACAACTCACCATGCAACATGTATACGGCAATAATGGCGGTCGGATCGTTGGTAAAGCCGAAGTCAACACCACGAGCAACGAGCCGTGCGTCCTGCGGAATCTCATCCACTTGCGCCCAGTTGGTATATATCAAGCCCTGATGTGTTCCGACTTGCCCGAGCCCGTACACCTTCCACCACTCAGCATCATCCTTGTAGCTCTCAATCTCGGCTATCTGTTGCTCTTCAAGGAATGGATTATCCTTATATGTGCTGACTATCTGCACCGTGTTCTCCCTGTCCCGAAGTCCTTTCAATTCAAACCAGAACTCGCTATCCGGGTTCCAGTCAATGAAGATAGTCTGCCGTGTACGTACCGCCAACTGTCTATATGTTTCCCAATCAATGCGGTTCGCCTCGTTAATGAAAAGTACATCGCGTCTTGAACCTTTGACTTTTCCCCAGTTGTCTGAGGAGAAAAACCGGATAGTGCTGCCGTTGCAGAATGTATATTCTTTGTCAGTCAGATTCTGCGCGTAATCATCCTTCAGTCGTATACCGTTACTTGTCAGTAGGTCGTCGAAGTCTTGAAGGCAGCCACGCTTCAGGTGAGGCAAGCTCTCCGACACAACATCTATTGCAAGGTTTGGCACGAGTTGCCACAAGGTAACAAGAAACTGCATAAGGGAATACGTCTTGCCGGAACGTGTCCCCCCTCGATTAGCAATCAAGCGCATACCGTCATTGTATGCCCTTGCGCTCTCCCTGAATACCTTTGTAACAACATCAATCTTCATTCTTTGCCCTTATTCCCCTTCGCCTGTATGTTACCCAGCAGCTTCGCCGTGTCCTTGTCTGCAACCTGTATGACGGTCTGCCGTAGCTGCTCGCCATCCTTGCCTGTCAGTTCCTGACGTTCCACGTAACCGCGATTCTTTAGTTTTGTCTTGCAGTAGAATATGGTTGCTATTGTGTCGCCTTCGTTAATACGTGTCAGCAGCCTATTCTCAACCATATCCCCTTGCGTCTCTTCAATCTCCTTGCAAGCCTTGTCAAAGTCAGGGTCTAACTTCCGCCAATTGTAGTAAGTCTGTCTGTCGATGCCCACCTCACTGCACGATGGCGAAATGATGCCCAAATGACGTTCAAAGGCTTCAAGGAACTTCGGCTTAAGATTCTCTTTGCTATTCATTAGAATTTTGCTCCATTATATTTGTATATCAAGTTACCATTATCGTCCTTCCCTGTTGGTACAAGTGCACCCTCAAAGAGTTTATAAGGACTTTGCCCATTCTGTGGATTGTTCCACAAATAGCGCATATAGTCAGCCATGCTCATATCGTAGAACTTCGCCTTTTTTTCACTACTGTTACAGTTGTAGCCTTGCGCCTTCGACCACGGATATTGATGCAAAAGTTCTATATCTGCCCGAACGTCCTCATAAGTCACTATTCCTTTAGTATAGGCTATACCCAGCGCTTCACACATCTCACCTATAAGTATACCCGTCTGATGATTTCGCCCGGTGCAACGTCCTATCTCCGCCGCTTTGGCAAGGTTCGTATACTTTCCGGTTGTCAAGTGCCAGTTGCTCTTGTTGAGCCATCCGCCCTCAATGTAGACGTGAAGCTCTGCATCTTCATATTCCGCAGCCCGTTTCCACGTCTGCAATTCCTTCATCAGCGCCGGGAACGACAGGCTACAGATGTTAGCATACAACTTCAATTCAGGGCAAAGCACCGAAAATCCGCTTTTCTCGCTATCCGGATCTATCCCGATGATCGTTCTCTTTTTGTTTGCCGAAGTTGTCGACACCGACCCGTCCTTCTTTTTTACTTTTTCTTCTTTTCTCATTTATCTTTACTGTTATTTTCCCCGAAAATGCGTTCTGAGCCGTTTTCTTTGATTGGGTACACAATTTATAGGCTCGGTTGTTTTTCGTACAACTGTGCGCAAATTTAGTGATTATTTTTAAAAGTTGTATCATATGCAACTAAATTTGACAAAAAGAAAGAGGGGAGGATACTATCCCCCCCCTATAGCCCCCCCCCCAAAAAAAATAGAAGATGCCTCATTCCTGACTAAACTCAACGTTTGGGTTCATCTTCTGCGCCTTCAAGATGCAGTCATTGAGCGCGTCCACATCTGCCGCCTTCAGAAGAAAATTTTTCTTTGCCTTCTCCAGCAGCTTATATCTTTCTTTATTGCCGAAGTCAAGCCACTCCCCATACACCTGTTGTAAGTTCCTCAAAACTTCATCCCACGCAGACAAACATCCACCCAGTCGCATCTCCTGAAAATATTTTGCGATATTCATACCATTGCTTAACGGAAAGTAATTAAAGTAATCATCAAACCTCAGTACAGCAAACTCAATAATGGAACCCGTTGTAAACACTTGCGCTAAGCATTCTGCGTATTTCTTCTTGTTCAGCTTCAGTATCCTCTCGGTATTATTCTTTAGCCGCTGAATGTGTGGTTGCATATATTCCCAGTACAAGTCTATCAAGTCGTTGTAGAATTGGAACTGCTTAATATTTGTAAGCGTTCTCGATTCGTACCTCAGGTACTTGTTTTGTATCTCGTTGGCTCTCTTGGCTGCATACTTTGCACCCCTCTTGTAAAGCCCGGCTTTAATTAACGCCTCGATAGCGTCAGCGATAGCAAGCCCGGCAAGACTATTAGATGTGCCGATGGCATAAAAGGATTTCGCCTGTATTTTAGTGAATTCCCGTTCAAGTTCCCTCATCCTCGAAGCTTCAAAGCTACTGATTGCGGAAATCTTTGCATTTCGTTTTGTTGTCATATTCTACGTACTTAAGATTTAGTGTGCAGTACCTACCATTGATGCACCTCCGACAGTAACTGCACGCTGAACACAGTTTTTTAGTCATTACATTAATCTATTGTTTAGCAATAGCCTTAACTCGATTACGTCCTTTCTGGATAGCCATATATCCTTATCTTTGATGTATAGGTGATATAGATTCTCACTTTCTTTTATAAGTTTCATAAATCAGCCCTTTCATATATTTAATTTCCCTCATAACCTCCGAATACTCTTTTATGCGACTTTTAAGAAAATCAATCCTTTGTTCTCTTGTGAGTTTTCTGTATTCTTCGGGTTCCAGGCTTATCTTATCCATTGCTTATTGCTCCTTAGCTCCGAATGGAGTGCCATCGGCAAATGTATAGTCATCAAAATCTGCTTCAAAATCACAAAGATTACCCACGGTACAATAAATTGTGTACTTGATTTCATCTGCATCTTTCACTTTTACCCACCCAAATGGCTGATGTTTCTGCATCTCATTCCAACACTCTTCTGTATCCTTGAATGGGCGGTACTTAGACTCTGGCTTGATGCGGTATTCACCCCTCCAATTCCACTCATCATTCTTCTTTAAATCCTCCCACTCAGAAGTGCCATCCTTCATGTCGTAAACTTTATGCTGAATGGCCTTTCCTTCGCTGTATGCCTTGATTACAGGCAGCAGATGTCTTGCTTCTTCTTTTGTCATAACTGATGTATTTTATCGTTTATAATGTTTAATGTTTTTGCGATTACTTCCTGCTCTTTTACCTCCGAATTGTTGAGATAATAGCTATACAAGATAGCCCGAAGTGTTTCCAACTCGCTCTTTGTTAGTTCCTCTTCCATATTTAACTTTCTATTAATTCATTTAGTGTCATTGTTTATTCTCCTCTTTTCATTTCTCATCTCCTTTCTCTGTTGGTAGGATGTCGGAGAGGTAGCACCACTCCATTATTTGATGGTCTTTGATATATTCTTTCCATTTTACTCTATCTTGAATATTATCACACTCATAGTATGTATCATTTAAGCTATCAACCCACCACTTAGTAATGATGTAACCTTTTTCTTTCGGCTCTTCCTTAGCAGGATGCCACAGGCTTTTTACAAACTCTTTCTGTGCCCAGTGAGCACCATAAACAAAAGCGGCTCTTCTCAATACATCTTCAACTAATGTTCCATCTGTAATTTCGTAGGATTCTGCCTGTATTTTCTTTTCGTCAATCATAATTATTCTGATTAAATGCACGCTGCCGTGGAAACGGCAACGCACAAGGTGGGTTAAATACTATTCCTCCTTTTCATGTAGCATCTCTGCCTCTTTAATGGCGGTTTTAGCCATGCTGCAAGCAATATCAATGACGTGTTCGGCATTATAGATTTTTACTTCCTTGTCGCCCCTAAACACATCAAGCATCGCATACATCATGTCTTCAGCAACGGCAAATTCGGGAACCATGCTCCTCTCTTTGTAATGCTGCGAGATGCAATCATCGACCTCTTCAACGTTCTTAATTGTCGCATCCTTGTTGGCTGCATAGAATATCTGCCAAGCATGCTCTTCGCATGTGGCATATACCATTGTTTCGTAACCTACAACACCCTTTTCCATATCTGGAGTGGTGTATTCAACTCTGTAAATCTTTCCGCTGTTTGTTTTCATCTTTTCTTATTTTTTTAAATTAATATTCAATATCAACAAGTCTTGCCTGTTTTATTCTTGTAATATAAGTATCAGTCTTTCTCCACATGCCTTCGTTTTCTTTGACGATATAGCCGCGGTTTTTCCACTGGTAGATTTGGTTCTTTGTTCCTTCCTTGCTCTTTCCGATACTCACGCGCAGGTCTTCGAGTTGCTTTTCCGTAAAAACGTCAGGCAGCGAGTCTATGGTATTCTTCGGACCCTTCTTGTATAGAGGATGAGCAGAAGATAGCCGATAGACAGGACTCCCGTCTGCATTTAAGAGACGAATTGCCTTTTCTGGAGGTTCATACATAGCAAGTCTTTCTTCAAGAAATGATATTCTATTTTTCAGTGCGGTAAGTTCCCCCAAACTTATCGTTACTTTTACTTTGCTTATTCTGACCATTCG